GATTGGTCTTATGAGGCTTAATGATGGCACAACTAATTGATAGTGTAGAACAAAATGAAGATGATTTCTCCGTACTCGATGAATCTGGCGACCAAGAAGTTATGGCCGAAGAAGCAGAGAGAGAATCGGAAGTTCCCAACAAGTACCGTAATAAATCTATTCAAGACCTGGTAAAGATGCACCAAGAAGCTGAGTCCCGCATCGGTCAGCAAGGGTCAGAGGTAGGTGAGTTACGCAAAGTTGTAGATAAATTCATTCTCTCACGATCAGATGAAAAAAAGATTGAACCCGTGGAGGAAGTTGATTTCTTCTCTGACCCTGATAAAGCTGTTGATAAGCGCATTAACTCCCACCCTGCTATTAAGCAGGCTCAAGAGTTTAACGCTAGGATGCAGGGAGAGCAGGCAAAGAGTGCGTTGATGTCAAAGCATCCTGATGCTGCTGAGATTGCTGGAGACCCTGCATTTGCAGAGTGGATTCAAGCAAGTAAGTGGCGTAAAGAGTTGTATTCTAGAGCAGATAGTCAGTTTGATGCTGATGCAGCAGATGAGTTGTTCTCCCAGTGGAAATCAGCTAAGAGCGCGTCTTCAAGCTTACTAGATGCAGAGAAGGCTTCTCGAAAGGAGACTTTGAAGAAAGCATCAACGGGGTCATCTAAAGGAAGTTCTGAGCCGAAAGGCAAGACTTTCTACCGTAGACGGGACATTATTGAACTCATGCAAACCAATCCAGAACGCTACCACGCTATGGAGCCTGAAATAAGACAGGCTTACGCTGAAGGTAGGGTTCGTTAAATAGAGGCTACACATCATGGCTAGCGAAACCTCAGGTGCGTTTTTTACCGCAAACGCAGTAGTAGATAAAACAGCAGCAGATAAGTTCATCCCGGAGATTTGGTCTGATGAGGTGATTGCTGCCTATCAGAAGTCTCTGAAAATGGCTCCTCTGGTCAAGAAAATGAACTTCCGAGGCAAGAAAGGCGATGTTATCCATCTGCCCAAGCCTGTTCGTGGCTCTGCCAGTGCTAAGGCAGAAGCAACAGCGGTAACAATTCAAGCAAACCTTGAGTCTGAAACCACTCTGACGATTAACCGTCACTTTGAATACTCTCGTTTGATCGAGGATATTGTGAATGTTCAGGCTCTGTCTTCTCTGCGTCAGTTCTACACAGAAGATGCGGGTTACTCACTGGCTCGTCAGATTGACAACGATCTGTTCCGCGCTGGTACTGCGTTTGGTAACGGCACACTTGACCTGACTGTTGCTGTATCAGGGACTTGTACTGGTGCTGCATGGGTTAACACCAATTCCTACTACGTTGATTCCTCTACCGGCCTGACTGCGTATGCGGTTGACCAGGTAGTATCCGGTGACGTATTCACTGACGCAGGTTTCCGCGCTCTGATTAAGAAAATGGATGACGCAGACGTCCCCATGACTGATCGTTGCTTCGTGATTCCCCCTGCATTGCGCTCTGCAATCATGGGTGTTGATCGCTATGTATCAAGCGACTTCACTGATGCGCGTTCTGTGCAGTCAGGTCTGATTGGTAGTGTGTACGGCATTCAGATTTATGTATCCTCCAATTGCCCGTTGATTGAGGATGCTACATCTAACAGTGCTGGTACTATCGATGTGCGTGGTGCGTTCTTCTTCCACAAGGATGCACTGGTTCTTGGTGAGCAGATGAGTGTTCGTTCACAGACTCAGTACAAGCAGGAATACCTGTCTACGCTGTACACTGCCGACACTCTTTACGGTGTTCAGGCTCACCGCCCAGAAGCAGGCTTCATCCTTGCTGTTCTTGATGCCTAAGTAAAAGACAGGGGGAGGGGAAACCCTCCCTCTGTTTTACCCTCATTAATTTATAGGGCTATCAGATGAGTAATTATACAAAGACCACAAACTTTACGGCCAAAGACAGCCTTATATCTGGTAATCCTTCTAAGATTGTTAAAGGCTCTGAGCATGATGCCGAGTACACGGCAATCCAGACGGCTGTTAACTCCAAGGCTGACGCTGCCTCTCCTTTGTTTACAGGAACCCCATCCTTAAATGGGGTAGCTATTACATCAACAGCCGCAGAATTGAATATTCTTGACGGTGTTACTGCTACAGCAGCAGAGATCAACGTCCTTGATGGCATTACATCTACAGTAGCAGAACTAAATATTCTTGACGGAGTGACAGCTACAGCCGCAGAGCTTAATGCTCTTGATGGCATAACCTCCACAGTTACAGAATTAAATTACACGGATGGTGTTACTAGTGCCATTCAGACTCAAATAGATGCCAAAGCTCCTTTAAACTCCCCTGTTCTTGTTACCCCTAACCTTGGTATTCCTTCAGCGGTTACGTTGACTAACGGTACGGGATTGCCCATTGTTGCCGGTACTACTGGCACTCTCTCTACTGCCCGTGGCGGCACAGGAGTTACGACAGCTAGTAACGGTCAGCTTCTGATAGGAAATGGCTCAGGCTTCACCGCAGCGACCCTTACAGCAGGCTCTGGCGTAACCCTAACCAATGGGGCAGGGTCTATCCAGGTTGCCTTTACCGGCCCTGGCACTGGCACAGTAACAAGCATTAATGTATCGGGTGGAACTACAGGCTTAACAACCTCTGGAGGCCCAGTAACCGCAAGCGGCACGGTAACTTTAGCTGGTACTCTTGCTTATACTAATGGCGGTACTGGGTTAGCTGCGATTGGAACTCCTGGTCAGGCTCTGGTTGTTAACTCTGGAGGAACGGCGCTAGAGTTTGGTAGCGCAGGAATATCAACGGGCAAAGCCATTGCGATGGCGATGATTTTCGGATTCTAAGGAGATAGAACGTGGCTAACCCCAATATAGTTGCCGTCACAAACATTGTTGGTAACACCAGTACCAATTTAATCAGCTCAACGGCTGACCCGTTTGCGACTGCGCTGGCAAGTAACGCTGCCTCAAGTGGCAAGGTCTACAAGATCAACTCGATTGTCGCTGCCAACGTCGATGGTTCATCGGCCTGTGATATCACGATCAAGATATTCTCTGCTGCGGCTCTGGGTGGGACGGGCACTGCAATTGCCTCGACGATCTCTGTCCCTGCTGACGCGACCTTGATTATCACTGACAAGACAACGAGCTTCTACCTACTAGAAGACAGGTCTATTGGTGCTACGGCCAGCGCAGCGAATGATGTCGTTGTTACAGTATCGTGGGAAGAAATTACGTAAGGGGTGTCCCATGTCTTTACGCCGACCCAATGGCTTTATCTCTGCGGGCTACGATCCGCTGGAAGTCCCTAACGCGCCTACGATTGGCACGGCTACGAGTGCTGGGCCTACTGCTGCGTCTGTAACCTTCACTGCGCCAAGTAACGTGGGCGGCTCTGCTATTACAGGGTATGTGGCGACTGCGAGAAAGACATCTGACGGCACGACCATCAGCGGCACAGGTGCCTCTTCCCCCGTTACTATTTCAGGTCTGACTACAAGCTCTGCCTACACGGTCACGGTGGCGGCTGTTAACTCGTTTGGCCTTGGTCTATCTAGCGCAGCGAGTAACTCGGTTACGCCGTTGGAGCAGCAGTTGTGGAGTTGGGGGCGTGGCAGCAGTGGTCAGCTTGGCCTTGGAGATGCCCTATACAAATCAAGCCCCGTGCAAGTAGGAGCTTTAACTACATGGTCTCAAATAGCTCTTGGCGACAGTGCTGCTCTTGCTGTTAAAACAGATGGTACTCTATGGAGTTGGGGTTTTAACAATAAGGGTCAGCTTGGCCTTGGTGACGTTGTAGCTCGCTCAAGCCCGGTACAGGTTGGTGCGCTGACTGCTTGGTATCAAGTAGCTGGGGGCTTCCGTCATTCAATCGCCACTAAAACTGACGGTACGATATGGGGTTGGGGATATAATGTTTTTGGTGCGCTAGGTCTTGGAAATGTTGTTTATCGGTCAAGCCCTGTTCAAATAGGGGCGCTGACTACATGGTCTCAAATAGCTGCTGGCGGCAACTTTACCCTTGCTACTAAAACTGATGGTACTCTTTGGAGTTGGGGAGTTAACAATTCAGGTCTTCTTGGTCTTGGTGATGTTGTCTATCGTTCCAGCCCCGTACAAGTCGGAGCATTAACAACTTGGTCTAAGGTTGCGGCTGGAGTTTACCATAGCGTTGCTATTAAAACTGACGGTACATTGTGGAGCTGGGGCCGTGCCGCCGAAGGGGAGCTTGGTCTTGGAGATGTTGTTTACCGTTCTAGCCCAGTACAAATAGGTGCTTTAACAACATGGTATCAAGTAGCGGCTGGCAACTACCACACTATTGCCATTAAAACAGACGGAACTTTGTGGAGCTGGGGGCTGAACAACTATGGTCAACTTGGCCTTAATATTTCTTCCGGCAACCGTTCCAGCCCTGTTCAAGTGGGAGCGTTAACAACGTGGTCTCAAATAGCTGGTGGCGGCTGGTTTACCAGTGCTATTAAAACCGACGGCACGATGTGGTCTTGGGGATATAACGGCAGTGGTCAGCTTGGCCTCAACAACACGGCCAATCGTTCCAGTCCTGTACAAGTCGGCTTGTTAACTACGTGGTCAGTTTTGCCAAAAATGCCTAGAAGCAATTCGTTCCTCGCCATCAAAGGATAACCATGAACATCAACCAATCAGGCTTGAGGTGCTAAATGCCGTCGTATAGTGCAGTTTGGACGCTACAAGCTCAGATGCAGGCCGTGGCCGCTGGTACGTGGACTGGGCTGCCGCAGTTGTTTGCGTGGGGCTATAACGGAAATGGGAATCTAGGTCTTGGCGACACTGCTAATCGTTCCAGTCCAGTACAGGTTGGGGCTTTAGCTAATTGGTCGCAAATAGCTGTGGGCAACACTTTTACTCTCGCTACTAAAACCAACGGCACCATATGGAGTTGGGGTGCTAACTACTATGGTCGGCTTGGCCTCAACGACACCATAATGCGCTCCAGTCCAGTTCAAATTGGCGCACTGACTACTTGGTATCAAGTAGCTGCTGGCGGTGGTCATTCTATTTCCATTAAAACTGATGGTACTCTTTGGAGTTGGGGTTACAACAATAAAGGTCAGCTTGGCATTGGGAATATTATAAGCCGATCAAGTCCGGTACAGGTTGGTGCGCTAACAACTTGGTATCAAATAGCTGGCGGTGACGCTTTCACGCTTGCCACTAAAACTGACGGTACGCTTTGGAGTTGGGGTCGTAACTCATATGGTCAGTTAGGTCTTGGGGATGTTGTTTATCGCTCCAGCCCTGTACAGGTTGGTTTGTTAACTACGTGGTCTAAAATAGCCGCTGGAAATAACAACACAGTAGCTATTAAAACTGATGGCACTGTTTGGAGTTGGGGGAATGGCGGCTCTGGCCGATCGGGTCTTGGCGACATCATATCCCGTTCAAGTCCAGTTCAGGTCGGCGCATTAACTACTTGGTATCAAGTAGCTGCCGGTGGTAGCCACATTGTTGCCACTAAAACTGACGGTACGTTATGGGGTTGGGGACAAAACACCTCTGGTCAACTTGGCCTTGGCGATGCTGCCAACCGTTCCAGTCCAGTTCAAATAGGCGCACTTACTACTTGGTATCAACTAGCTGGGGGAAGCTACTTCACCCTTGCGACTAAAACCGACGGTACTCTTTGGAGTTGGGGGGGTAATAATTATGGTCGGCTTGGTCTTGGAGATACAGTTAACCGTTCAAGCCCAGTTCAAGTTGGTGCGCTAACTAGTTGGTCGCAACTACCAAAAATGTCATTAAGTGGTTTCTCATTTGCTCTAAAAACATAACAGGATAACAATGAACAAACACCTACACTTTCTTTCAGGCGTACCGCGTTCCGGCTCAACGGTCTTGGCGGCTATCCTGAATCAGAACCCGATGACGCACGTCTCCACCACCTCGGCTCTGGGTGCAGCACTGGACGGTCTGGCGACTGCTTGGCACCGTGACAACCTCTTGGTCAACAACGACCCCAATCGCAGCAGGCTGGCGCACACCATGCGCGGAGTGATTGACGCTTTCTACGAGGACGTTCCTAAACCCGTTATTATCGACAAGGCCCGTAACTGGCCGATTCCCGTGATTATGCAGGCAATGGGTCAGGTGCTAGGTCACAAGCCCAAGATCATTGCCACAGTGCGCTCTATCCCTGACTGCATGGCGTCCTTTGTTCGGGTAGCCAAGCCAACCAACCTCGATGACTTCCTTGTTAACAGCTCGCTCACGAATCACTTGAAAGGCTCCTACCAGACACTTCAACAGGGCTACGCCTACGATGCTGAGTCGTTCTTGTTTGTGGAGTACGAAGACCTGCTGGCCGACCCCAAGGCTCAGTTACAGCGCATACACGCATTCCTTGACCTGCCCGACTTTGACTACGACTACGCCAACATCGACGGCTCTACAGTCAAAGAAGATGACGAGAACCTGCACGGTTACTCAGGTCTGCACGACATCAAGCCTGTCCTTGAGAAGCAGCACCAAGAAAGCCCCAAAGATGTCCTCAAGCACCACTACCCGCAGTTCTGTCAGCCTGAGTTCTGGTTGGATAGACCGCGTACTGTGCCGGATATTCACGACCTTGATCTGCAACTGGTGGCCTCAAGAATGGGCGACTTCGCCGAGGGCTGGAGACTGTGCCAGAAGCTGGAGAAGGACGAGCCTGATAACCACCGAGCTGCTTACAACCGTGGCTGGTATCTGTTGCGTCAGGGCCAGATTCAGAAGGGCTATCAGCTATTAGATCGTGGTCGTATTGTTAACGTCTTTGGTAACGCCAAGCCTAACGTCCCAACCGTTGCGTGGGATGGCAAGTCTAAAGGCATTGTGATGCTGCACCTTGAAGGCGGCCTAGGAGATCAGATACACCAAGTCAGATACGCCAAACTAATTGCTGATCGTGGCTGTAAAGTCATCGTGTCTTGCTCTGGCGCACTAGCCTCCTTGTTCTTGGACGTTGAGGGTGTGTCGGCTGTTATCCAGCACGAAGCCTCGTTCGGCATCTACCATGACTTCTACGTTCAAGGAATGAGTGCTGTTGTGCCTCTGGGCCTTGAACTGAGCGATCTGTCGGGAAAGCCGTACATCACAAAGCCTAAGACCATCAAAGCCCGCAGGAAAAGAATTGGGCTGCGCTGGCAGGGTCAGTCAGCCTTTGAGCACGACCACAATAAGAAGTTTCCGTATGAGCTGCTGTTCGATGCGGTCAAAGACGCTGATGCTGAGTTCATCTCCCTGCAACGCGATGAGGGTGCTGATTCGTGTCCGTCTTGGGTGAAGCAGGTTCCGCTGGATAGCTGGGAAGATACCCGTGCTGCGGCGGCATCGTGTGATCTGGTGATCTCCTCTTGTACCTCGGTGAGTCACTTGGCTGCTGCGATGGGCGTAGAAACTTGGGTTGTGACTCCGGTCATGCCGTACTTTCTGTACGCACTAGAGGGCGACACCTGTCCTTATTACGATACAATGCGCCTGATGCGTCAGGAAGTATTCGGTGACTGGACTGCCAGCTTTGAGAAGATCAGAGAGCGTCTTGGTGAGAAACAAGCCTTGAGGAGAGTCAAGTGAGTCAAAAGTATCCCGGCGGAATAATCAGTAAAACAGCTCCCGTTACTGTCGGCCCTGTCGATGGTGAGGGCGGCTCTGCGCCGGGTGTCTGGACTCTGACTCAGGCGTTGGAATTGAATAAGCAGAGCCTGTGGCCGAAACCTGTGATTCAGGGTGAATTGTATGCGTGGGGACGTAACACTTATGGCCGACTTGGTTTAAACGACACAACCAACCGATCCAGCCCTGTACAAATAGGAGCATTAACGGCGTGGTCTAAAATTGCAAGCGGAACTACTTTCAGCCTTGCCATTAAAACGGATGGCACAATGTGGAGTTGGGGGCTGAACAGCTCTGGCGAACTCGGTCTTATCGACACCGCAAATCGTTCCAGTCCGGTACAAATCGGCGCACTCACTGAGTGGTCTCAAATTGCAGGAGGTTTCTCCCACACTCTTGCTGTTAAAACTAATGGTACTTTATGGAGCTGGGGTGGAGGCGGCTCTGGCGCACTCGGCCTTAACGACACTGCTAGTCGATCAAGCCCTGTGCAAATAGGCGCATTAACTGCGTGGTCTCAGATTGCAAGTGGAAGCAACTTTAACCTTTCTGTTAAAACCGACGGTACGCTATGGAGCTGGGGATATAACGCTAGTGGTCAACTCGGGCTTAACGACATAGCTAACCGTTCCAGCCCAGTTCAGGTCGGAGCGTTAACAACGTGGTCTAAAGTTGCGGCGGGGCAATACCAAAGTCTTGCCGTCAAAACAGACGGAACTATGTGGAGTTGGGGTCGTAACACCAGTGGTCGACTTGGCCTTAACGACACAGATAACCGTTCTAGTCCAGTACAAATAGGCGCGTTAACAACTTGGTCAAAAATTGCAAACGGAACTACTTTTTGTCTTGCTATTAAAACAGACGGCACTTTATGGAGTTGGGGTAGTAATGGTACTGGGGAGCTTGGCCTAAATGACGTTGTTAACCGTTCCAGCCCCATGCAAGTCGGCGCGTTGACTACATGGTCTCAAGTTGCAGCAGGAAGTGTTTTTAGCCTTGCTCTCAAGACTGACGGCACTCTTTGGTGCTGGGGGTATAATACCTATGGTCGGCTGGGCCTTAATGACACTATTAGTCGTTCCAGCCCTGTACAAATAGGAGCGTTGACAACGTGGTCGAAGCTACCAAAAATGCCAATGAGCACTTCATCCTTAGCTCTTAAATCTTAATCAGGAGATACACAATGTTCTTTGTAAAAATAGTAAACGACGAAGTAACCCAGTGCTGGGACACACAGCCCCCTAAAGGCGAGTCAGGCTGGAAGTCAGCCATTGAGGTTCGCCCTGCTGTGACACCAAACCGTCAGCAGTACACCGGCCACAGCTTTGACATCACCAAAGACCCCGTTGAGATCGTCTGGGGTGTTCAAGACATCACTGCCGAAGACCGTAAAGGCGGGCTGCGCTCACAAGCTGCTGCTGAGTTCCAGCAGGTAGTACAGGCCGAGACCAAGAAGCAGACCGACGAGTTCCCCACTACGCAGTATGACGCTGCCGTAGTTGACGCAGCCCGTATTGTCTTTGAGACTAAGGTCACTGCAATCAACGCAGCTACTACTCACGAAGAGCTTGACGCACTGTGAGACTGAACTACTCGTATGACATGACGCCATCCAAAGCCTACATCATCCGTGTTGTGGGCAACGCTGCCTCTGAAGAGAAAGCCAAGCGGTGTGCTGTGTCATGCGAGAAAGTGGGCCAGCCCTACGAATTCTGGGATGCTTATGACGGTCTAGCTGATGAGATCAAACCTCCAGCCCACCACAACGTCATCCTTGATTGTATTAAGGTCACCGACCACTATCTAACCCGTGGCGAAGTAGCGTGTGCGTTATCCCACATAAGCCTGTGGGCAAAGTGTGTTCTTGAAGACAAACCCTTGGTGATCTTGGAGCATGACTCGTTGATGTTGCAGCCCTACACGCAACACGCTGTGTTTAACTCGATTTGTTATCTAGGCTCGCACGAACAGGTCAAACTTAACTGGCAGGTGTCCGCTACGCCCCCACACGCAACTGAGGGTGAGAACTACCACTTCCTGTGCCGTGCTCATGCGTATGCGATTGACCCTGCTGTAGCCAAGAACCTGCTGTCCTACGTTATCAAGATGGGTATCTGTACATCCTTAGATATGCTGGTTCGTGCTGACTTGTTCCCTATTCACCAGATGGGTGTCTACGCCTATAATGTGTTCGAGAGCCGAGAAGAGACGACGATCAAAGGTAGAGCGTTAGAGGGCAGAGCAACCAAGCGAAACGATGGGCTGGTGGTATGAAGATTCTGGTGATGGGATTACCAGGTAGCGGTAAGACAACCTTTGCTCGATTCCTGGCTGAACAGTTTCGCTGTGTGCATTTCAACGCTGATGACATTCGTGAAAACATCAACAAAGACTTAGGCTTTAGCCCAGAAGATAGAATTGAACAGGCTCGCAGAATGGGGCATCTGTGCAACATTGCTGGCCGCTGGGGGCAAAAGGTAATTGCGGACTTTGTGTGTCCGACCAAAGAGACTCGCCAGGCGTTTGCTCCAGACTTTGTAATCTGGATGAATACAATAAAAGAAGGCAGGTTTGAAGACACCAACAAGCTGTTTGTACAACCGGATTACAACTATTGCGTTGACAACTTTGCTGTGCCCATGCTGTACCATGCCAACGAGATTCAAAAATTATGGAAATAAAGGAAGCAGAGTTACGCATAATTATTCGTGAGGAAATGAAGTCCGTTCTCAAAGAAGTCGGGCTGCACGACGATGACGCTGGCAACGATGTGAGAGACCTTCGCTCCTTGATTACCGATTGGCGTGGCATTAAGAATATTGTCTGGCAGACTGTAGCGCGGGCAGGGACAGTTTTTGTGTTAGGACTCCTCATGCTGGGTGCCTGGTCTAAACTTAGCGGTGGAGACGGCCCTGAATGATCGATCCTGTCTCAGCCCTTGCCTTAGCTACCTCTGCCTACAAAGCCATCAAGAAAGGCATTGAGATGGGCCGTGAGCTTGAGGATATGGGCGGTCAGTTAGGGACTTGGTTTGGTGCTGTTTCCGATGTCAGGAATGCGGAGGAAGAAGCTAAAGACCCGCCACTCTTCAAGAAGTTAATTGCCAAAGGCAGTGTTGAGCAAGAGGCTATGAGGGCACTTTTTGCACGAAAGAAAATTGAGCAGCAAGAAAAAGACCTTAGAGAGTTAATAGTCTGGAGATGGGGAACTGAAGAATACACTGCGATGATGCGTGACAGGGTTAAGATTAAAGACACTCGTGAGCGAACAGCTCAGAACCAACGGCGTAAGATGCGAAACCTTGTTATGAACACGCTGACCATTGTAGCGTTCTTGGGACTTACTGGGCTTCTTATTATGTTTCTTGTCGGCATTATTCAAAACGTGGGTTAGTAAATGAACGAAGTTGATATGAAAGGCAAGTTAACTTTTGCAGTAACTCTTATGGTCTCTGCTACGTTGTGCGTCTCTGTCATAGTCATGGTCATTGCGCTAGTGGCCGGTCTCTGGTTTGACAACATCGACAATGCCGAAATATTTAAACTAATCAGTCCTGCTTTTCAGACAATTATCGGGGGATTTATTGGCCTGCTTGCCGGGATAAAACTTGGTAACGCTGACGATCCCCAACCCCCCTGCCGAGGTAACAAACAATGATGACTCTAATCTCTACCCTGCTGGGCTTTGCCTCTGGCGGTCTGCCTAAAGTCCTAGATTTTGTCCAAGACCGTGGCGACAAGAAGCACGAACTGGCCCTGATGGCTGCTGGTCGTGAGCGCGAGATCGCATTGGCTAAAGAAGGCTTTGTTGCCCAAGCCAGAGTTGAAGAGATCAAGACAGAACAGATTCAAATGCAGACACAGGCGCAGGAAAAACTGGCGATGTGGAAGCATGACATGAAGATTGGAGAGGGAGCCAGCACCTGGGTGATTAACCTGAGAGCTTCTGTCCGGCCTATCGTGACTTATCTGTTTGTAGGTCTTCTAATTGTCGTAGATGTAGCAGGTATCTGGTATGCCTACTCAACTGGTGTGCCTTTTGCTGCGGCAATGGACATGGTGTTCTCAGACGATGAGATGTCGATACTAGCGGCAATCATAGCATTCTGGTTTGGCTCTCAAGCGTTCTCCAAGAAATGAAGATATCGGAGGCTGGAATCCAGCTAATTAAGTCTTTTGAGGGATGTCATAATATGCCCTACAAGTGCCCTGCTGGGCTTTGGACGATAGGCTATGGTCATGTACTGTACTCAGACCAAGCTCGTGCCAAAACGCTTGAGAGAGGGCTATACGATATCAAGCCTGAGCATAACAGGACATTTGAATATGATGAGATTGACCAGTTACTTGAGAAAGATATTGAACGATTTGAGAATGGGGTATCGAGATTATGTCCTGCTAGTAAT